TCTTTCTGGATAGTTCCGTCGGCAGCTCTTTTTACAACATCTCCGTTAAAGATGTTAGTAGCGTAGCCGGAAGCTATCTTCATCTGCCTTGTAGAACCCGCATATGGAGTGCCGCCAATTAAATTAATTGGTACTAAACCATATGGGGCTTCAACAGTTGGATAAGCCATGATTAAAAAATCTCCATAATCAAATTAATAAATTAATTTCCTTTAGACACCGTTGAGCGTTTATCACTAAACAAAGGCATCCTTGGGTTGTTTTCCCTCATAAAGTTATTGTCCACCGACTCTAGTTGTTGCCTATTTTGCGTTTGATAGTAGTCTGTACGACTATCAACAACCTCTGTCGGTATTTTACAAAGCATTAAACCTCCGCTTTCTATATTGCCAGACTTATTCACATTGGAAGTAAGCCCATATGCAGCAACTAATTCAGGATGTTCCTCTGATTTAACAGGTTCCCATCCCTCACGGAATCTAATGGAAACATTGCGAGCATCTTCTTGCCCTAATAGCGATACTCTAACCCATCTAAAAGAAAAACCTCTTTCTGGTTTAGGATCGGGTAGTTGCGTTGGGGGAGCCCAAGTTTTTTTGCGTGTTGTTTTCTCACGGGTCTTAAATTCTCTCTGTGTACGTTGTTCAACCATTACTATCTCCTATCTTATCTATTTTTCCAACTCAGCAACTTTTTTAGCATATTCTTCCAAAGGCACATTTAACCTTTTAGCTAAAGCTACTTGTGTTTGAGTTAATCGGATTTTTTTAGAAGATGGGCTTCTTTTTACAGGTGCAACAACATTAGCAGGTTTGCTCTGTTGTAGAGTAACAGTCTCATCTCCGCTTTCCACTTCCCCTTCAAAACGGGTAGGAAAGACTTCTTTTATACGGCTATCAATCCTTTCGTAATACTCATCGCTGCGTGGATCAACACCGCTTTTAACTAATTTTTCGTGCAGCCCATATGCTAGGGCAGTCATCTCTTCATCGCTCCCAAACCAAGTGTTTTTCTTAAACCATGCTTCTGCTTTTGCATCTGGTTTAGGAACTTCATTATTACTATATACTTGATCTGGGCCTGTTTGTAAAGGTTTTTCTTCTTTATAAGAACGTTTTGATGGGTCATATTCTCCATATTTAGGGGCGTAGCCATTCCATTTATCACGCTCAACTGTAGCCTTAGTTATTTTAGTTTGGGCTTCTACGACACTATCTGTATCGCCTATTTCATAGGCTTTTCTATACTCTTCTTGTGCTTTAGCTAATTCTGCGTCTGCCCTAGCTTTAGATTGTTCTACAAGAACATTTTCCCCTTTTTGAAGGTTTTCTTTAAGTTTTCTATTCTCCTCTTGAATAGATTGAGCAAACTTAAACGCCTCTCTAGCTTCTCTCTCTTTAGCTTCTTTCACCCGTCTTTCATCATGATAGGCTTTTTTGAGCTTACCTATACGGTTTTTAACTTTATCTGAATAATCCTCTAACTCATCCGCAGAAGGTTCAGGATTATCATCCTTTGGTAGAGGTTCCTTTCCTCTATCCTCTTCAGGAGTGTCGTCTATAATTTCAAAATTAGGTTCTTGTACTTCTACTTCCTGTTCTTGTTTAGCCATTATTAACTCCTAGTTTGCTCGTGAAAAACCACGAGGGTCTGCAACAACACCATCAATGCTGTCATCGTTTAACATACGAAATTCTTCCCCATCTATATACATACGTGTGCCAGAATACGGACGCATAACTATAAAATCCCCCTCTTTACACCAAGGGCCAGTAGGAAATTTATCTTTATCTTTATACGCATCTGGGCCTAGAGCTACAACAAACCCAATATTTGCGGCTGTTTCTTCTCTATCCACTACACTATCTGGTTTTATAATGCCCCCTGCGGTTTTTTCTTCGATTTTTGGTAATGTAACCAATATCTTATAACCGACTGGTATAGGGAGTCTAAGTGATTTATCTTTTATACGGTTTACTTCTTCTAATGTCTTATCGACATCTATGGTTCCTACAGCAGAGTTCATATTACTCCTCAGATTTTTTAGCAGCATCAATTATGTCTAAGAAAGTCCTTTCAGCTAAAGCTAAACCTTCTATAACCCCTACCAGATGCCGATAGTGGGGGAAATCCGTTGCACCGCCAGTAGCTACTGTGTCAGCGTAATCATTCATTATTTTGCGTAAATCTTCTTTAAATACGTCTTCAAAACTAGCCATTAAACACCATCCCTCATATTAGGCATTTCTTTAGTTGTATCAGGTTCAGTAAGGTCTTTTGCTACTTGTAACCCTATCTTGAGCCCTTCAGTTTTTTGTTTTTCAGTCAATTCATTTTGTTGTTTACTCAATTCAACACCAAGTTTAGCCCCTTCAATTTGCTTTTCAGTCTCAATTTCCTCATTTTTAAGCACCGCATCCATAAGGTCTTTTGCTGATTTACGTTTAAGTTCAGCTTCCTTAATAGCCAATTCTTGCTGCTGCATTTGTACAAGTGGGTCTTGTGCTCTTTGTTGAGCTTGCTCTTGTGCTTGTTGGGCAGCAGATTGCTCCTGCACCTGAGTAGATGCCTGTGCCATCATTTGTGATAGTTTAGTTTCCACATCTTCAGGTAGCGGTTGATCTGGTGGGGGTAATTCTACGCCCATTTGTTTCTCTACTTCTGCTCTATACTGCATAGCTACGTGATCGGCTATGTGAGCTGCTAGGGCTCCTTGCACAGCGTTTGCCATAGGACTTTGCCCTATTAATTTAGCAATCTGTGGGTTTTGTGCCGCAGACATATGTGTCTGGATATGTGCTGCATGGTCTTGATATAAAAAGGCTTTTACTGGTTTGCCTGTAAGTAACGCCATGTTTTCGCTTACTGGGTCTTTTGGAACCATATCCTCTTCTGTAGGCACTAATTTGGTTGCATCTTTAATACCTAAAGTCTGTAACATTTGCTGGTGTAATTTAGGAAGATCATATAATTGTGGGGCTTGGGACGCTAATTGTAGAGCTGCCTGATACTGGACAACCCGCATAGACATAGTAGCTGCATTAGGATCACTAACAGGAATAATGTCTACCTCGTTATACGCCTTTTGCTCCTCTACGTTATCGGTGAGCATATACTGACTAACTATATCCTTAATTAACCTAAACTCTGTTTTCATAGAGGTATGCATACGAGCCTGTACTGCACTCATAACTTTTAGCATTCTCTCCAAAATAGCTAGAGTTGTGCCTACAGGGGCTTCAGAATTAAGATCAACTCCCTTAAAATCAGACACCGCTGCCATAGATCGACCTTGGTCTATGATATTATTAAACAAAGCTAACAGTGTTTGGGAAGGTTCTTTATAGGGTAAAAAGGCTATGTTATCTAGTATTTTACCTCCGGGTACATCTACATCTCTAAACTCACCGGGCATAATCGGGGTTTCGTCCCCTTTAATACGCAATCCTCTACTTTTAAGCCCACCGGGTAAATTATTAAGTGTACCTGCGTCAACTAACTGCCGAAGTAGAGAAGTACCAGACTTAGCATGCCCACCAAGTAAATGTATAAGTCCAAATCCATAAAATCCAAATCCCGGTACATATGTGTAATGTACAAAATGGTTACGTTTTCTCCTGAGTTGGTCATCAGGGCTCCAATTACGATATATAGATAGTATTGTTAAAGACGACCTATCCATAGTAATGACATAAGGAAGAGCTATTTGGTTGTCATCCTCTCCTAAGTCATATTCCACATGCATCTCAAGAAGTTCGTATCGACTATCTTCTGTTAGATCAACTCCCTCTGTATCATCCTTTTTCTTCTGTATATCGGTACGTAAAAATCCGGGGTCTCCTAAATCAGCATTTCTGTAAAACCCATCTACTTGTAAAAACTTAACCTCGTTTTCAGTCTTACGCATAATATGAGTTACACGGGGGCAGGTATTTAGATCAGATGACCCGTAGGAAACTACCAAATCCTCTGCGGGTATAAACGCTGCACACTGCCTACCCATAGCAGGATCATAGTAAACTTTTTTAAATGCTGACCCCGCCAACGCCAAATTCCATAACAATCTTTCGTGCTCTGGGCGATATTCTGTCATCTCTTCTGTAAGACGGTAATTCATATCGTCACGAACTTGCTCTGCAGCTTTTTCTTTCTCTTTGTCACTTTTGCCAACAACTTGGGCTTTTACAGGGCCAGCTGCAGGAAATGTCTCGGTTATAGCCTCAGACTGAAACCTAACTACTGCTTCAGATAATAATGGATGGTATACCCCACAAGCTCCATCCCAAGGTTCAGTTCGCTCTTCTATCTTTAAACCTAAAAGATTTAGCCCATCCTCGTATGTCTTCTTCCACTCTGTACGGCTGTCATCATCAGAATTAAATGAATTTATTAAATCATCGGCTATGGAGGTCAATTCGTCCTCCCCCATATTTTCTGCTAAATTAATATTAAAGCCCGTATCAGGTACATCTTCAGCATCCCCGCCCATAACGACTTCTACGCTGCCGTCATCTTTTATCTCTATATCTACTGCGGTTTCAGGCTCACCTGCCGCAACTTCAATATCCTGTGGGGCTTCTTCTGTAATTGCTTCTATACCTACTTGTAGTGCTGGTTCAACCGCCATTTTTTAAATCCTTTACATTATTTGATTGCATACGGTAGTATTTTTTAGAAGAGTAACATAAAGAGGTGTTTTTTCTCCCATATATGACCCGGCAATATTGTATTCAAAATACTCTTCTGCTTCCTCGTAGCTCATATCTTTAGTTAGATTATCTATAATTAAATCTTTATCGTACACAACTACTACTTCAGATTTTACGTTCCGGGTAAGTCCCAAAATAGCAGAATCAAAATATTCAGCGGGGGCTAAAAACAGAAATCCATCTTGAAAACTCTCACCAAAACCTTCAATAATTTTTTCTTGAATTTTACTCATCTTAACTTCCGCCACTTAAACCCCCTTATTATTCCTTAATAGTAACTTGCTCGTTTATACTTCAACTAATAGTAGGTAGTCTTCCTACGTCTTAGGTATTTAAATTCGTCTTCCTCTTCATCTGTTCCTAATTTAATAAACCCGCCTTGTCTATACCTTAAAAGTGCTTGAGTCGTACTATCTACATAATCATCGTGTTCCCCTGCAGGAAAAGATGCTGTTTCTTCCACAACCTCTTGTGCCCATCTAGTGTCTGGAGCCCAAATTGCCCCTGAAGCAAATAAATCTGTAACTGCGTTTACCCTAGCTATCTTATCATTCCCCCTAGTAGGGGTAAATTCTGACACGGGTATACCCATAGCTCGTAATTCAAATACTAGTGGTGCTCCAGCAGCTTTCGCTTCTATTATCAGTGCATCTGGTTCCCAATCTGTATAATGTTCTTGTGCTTTTATCTTTAATTCTGGAAACTCCATGCGTTTTCTATACGCATCTAACAATATAAGGTTTGGAACGGTACGCCCAGTATCTTCATCCTCCCTATTAAACACCCCCCATGTCGTACAAGCAGAATAATCCGCCCTATTTGTCTTTAAAAACGCTGTATCCCACGACTGAATAATAAAATCACACGGAGGGGGCTTGTCTTGTTCCCAAATACGCCACCATTCACGTTTTATCAAGGCTCCTTCTTCAGATGTAGGGCTTTGCTGATACTGAGCTTGCCATTTTGACACCGGAAGTTGGGTTTTTAGCGTTTCTAACTCCTCTTTTGCCCAAAATTCAGGCCAAACAGGATTTCCAGAAGGCAATATAGCAGGAAATTCAATAACTTTCCATTCATCACCCCCATACTGGGCACTTGCTTTGATAACTTGCCCCGTCAAATCCCGTTTTGACCACCTTGTCATTACCACAACAATAGAACCACCCGGTTGCAAACGCTGTCTTGGGCCAGATGTGTACCAATCGTAAACTTTATCGTAGACTTCAGGGCTCGTTTCAGCAATAACAGCTTCTTGTTCTGAGTGCGGGTCGTCAATAATTAACAAATCAGCACCTTTACCTGTTACAGCACCGCCTACACCAATAGCAAAGTAGTCACCTCCAGCATTTGTGTTCCATCTACCAGCCGCTTTAGAGTCAGATTGTAAATGCACCGTGGGAAACACCTCTTTATACTGGTCGCTACCTACTAAGTTTCTAACCTTACGACCAAAACCCACGGCTAATTCTGCAGTATGGGACGTTTGTATAATTTTTTTATTGGGAAATTTACCCAAGAACCAAGCAGGTAGCAGATAAGACGCAAACTCCGACTTAGTATGGCGAGGAGGCATATTAATAATAAGTCGCTTAGTTTTGCCCTCTGCTACCTCTTGGAAAGCCTCAGCCATTTTTATGTGGTGTCGCCCTTCTATAAACTCAGGCCACATTGTTTTTACAAATTTAATAAACTCTTTTTCTGCTTTCCTACGTTCTTGCCGTTTTGCTAGCTCCTCCAACAACTCCAAAGTCTCTGTTTTCTCGTACACCGACATATGAGGTATTTTAGCTCTAATCTGTTGGACTTGTTGTGGGGTCATTTTTCTATAGGTTTAGGTTTAATTAACTCTCTTTTTTCTTTAAAACTTTTATGTTCTATCCCCTGACTAAGATCAGGAGAACCTAACTCTGCAACAACATCTATAGACTCAGAAGACACAGACTCTAATACTTCTACTTCTTCTGCATCTATAACTTTTTCTAGTTTTTCATACAGGCGTTTCTCTAATTCCTCAGTGCTCTGATGCTTTATCGTTATTTCAGTTCGTTCCGCAAATAGCCCTACATCTGTAATCTTACCTAGTAACTCCAAAGCCCGCATTCTAGTCCTTGCATCCTTAGAGTTAGACTCTTCAATTAATCTATTGGTTATGTAAGTACGTAACTGTGCAGAGCTATCTACAATCTGTTTATCGTATTCTGTCAGTAGAGCTGCAAGGTGCATTCCAACAGCAGGGTTTTGTAGAGCTGCCGAAACTTTCTTTTCCCCAGTGTAGACTTTACGAGCAGCTTCTTTGTCTTCTTCTGTAGGCTCAATTTTTACCCCAAAACTACCTAGAGCTTGTGCTGTCTGACAAGCAACTTTGGCTCTTTTAAGTGTAGTAGTTAATTCATCGGGAGATAAATCTATTGGTAAAGGTATACCGCTATCAAAAGATACTGAAAGATCACTCATCCTTTTATATGCTCCTGTATAGCCCAATCTAGATATACTTTGGCTTTCAGCAAATCCTGCACCCCGCCTTTATGTTTATACCTAGATGTATATTTGTAAACATTGCCCATACAATACGCTATGTATCCGTCTTTGCCTAGTTTTGCTCGGATATATTGAATTACTTCTATGCCACCTTCCGTATAATGC